AACAGAATCATAATGCTGTTTGGTGGCTGCTAACTGTTCCGACACTCGATCACGTGCGTCATCTTCCGAATGTGCCCGTCCTTTTGCGAATGGCGTTACGGTGCCTCCGGAAGTCATCTCAATCACCCATTTTCCGTTACCGCTTACTTTACCTTGAAATGACCGCTGCCCGTTGTCGGCTGATACAACCGCTGTTCGTTTTCCCTGCCATTCGATGTCTTTAGGCGTTGTGTGTCCTTTGACGCCGCTCCCGACTCCGCCCAACGCCTTCAACTTACTGTCCCAGTACCCGACCATCTCCATCGCCCGCTTCACGCGCTCGTTGGTCTTGGGGTACTTCTCTTTCATCATCGGATTGTCCGTGAGCTTCTTGACCCGTGGATCGTCCTGCTTGATCCCTGCCGCAGTGTCCGAAGTCGTGTCGTAACTGTACGCGCCTTTCAGACCGTCCGCGCCCGGCTGGTACATCTTCTTGTCTTTGCCGGCCGCTCCACCACGGATCATTCGGTCACCTGTCCGCGCGCTGTCGTCCATCGGAGTAGGCGAGCGAACCACGGTAGTCATTTGGATGTTCGGCGGGCCGGCTACGTTTGCGCCGTGTCTTCCGTCGTCGTCGATCTTCTTGCGCCACGTCGCGTCGTCGGCTTTGGTAACGTCAACTTCTTCCTCGGGTTGTGCAGGCGGGACCTCGGCCTCCCCTTCTGTGGGGTGTTCTTCGTCTGTAGGACCCTGCTCTTGCCCTTGCTTCGGCGGGAAGGGCTTCTCACCTTCACCCTGTTGTTCGTCCGCTTGCTCACCCTCTTCGGTGCCTTCCGTAGTAGGCTTGGCTGCAACGCCTTTCAGTTTGTCGCTCTTGACCGGCGACGGGAGGATGGTCGGCTTGGCTGACGGGACGGGCGGAGGCGGTGGTTGAGCCCCTGTTTGGTCCGGTGGGAAGTTGGTCCCCTCGCCTGCTTGATTGGGCGGGCCACCTGCACCACCTCCGCTGCCATCAGGATTCTTTGTCGCTGTCATGCCGCACTTCGGACACGCTGCCGTGTTCTCGTCCTGCACCTCCATTGGAATACCGCAGTCAGGACAATCGGGTGGTTGCTCTTGTCCGCCCATGCCCTGTTGTTGCATTTGTGCGGCCACCTGCGACTGATAGTCCGACTGGGCTTGGATGTCTGTCTGCTGCTGGTCCATCTCTTGCTGGATACGCGCGTTGCTCTCCTGCAAGATCGCGTCCGTCTCCTCCTTGCTGTACCCCATAACGTCTTTGAGGAAGTAGAACGGGGGAAAAAGGATATTGGCGCCGGGAGCCGAGCAGTAGCTCGAGATCATCTGCGTCTTCTGAACGCCGATAGCCGCTTGAGCTGATCTGCTGAGGTTGGCTTCTTCTGCCCAATTGACATTCACATCCTTTGGTGTGGGCAAAATCTGGAGTCCAACCAACCGCCCGATCAGCTTCCGCAGAATCAAGGGCTCGGCGAACAGAATCCGCCGCTCCCCCACGCGACTCTGCCAGCTGTTCTCGTCCTGCTCGCCTGCCAACTGTGCTTCTTCCGTGCCTGTCAGAATGCGTTTGGGGATGCCTGTCGCACCGCTCAAGCACATCAAGATCACGTCCACCATGCCTGTGATCGCCGACGCGCCTGTGAAGCCTGCCGGGATGGGATTGGCTTTGACACCTTGTAACTGCATGTAGCGTTGTAGCCCCATGGTGTAGTCGTCAATCTGTTGCTCCATCTTCTTGACCAGGTCGGGCGGAAGTTCTGCCTGCGAGTCGGCCTCGAAGCTGATCCCCGGAAAGCCGCCGCGCCAGAACATCTCAGCACCGCCTGCCATAATAGTCTCGAGGTCTTGAAGCCGATTCCAAACCACTTCCAACCGACTGGTGCCAATGATCGGGCTGTCAATACAGTCGTCAGCAACGTGAATGACTCGCGTGTAATGGACCTGCTTGAGCACTTGGCTGGCGTTGCCGCTGCGCAGCGTGAGGTTGTACTCGATGGGGTATCCGAAACGCGCGTTGTTCGGGTTGTCCTCGTACCGAATGATCTGCGCGTTCACTTCGTCGTACGACTGGACGTAGTTGAGCTTGGTCGCGGCACCTGCGGTGCACGGCATGTTCAACGGCTGGTCATCATCGAATCCCAAGAGAAGAACCGCATAGCGTCCGATGCCCACCTTGCGGTCCAGCATGTTCAGCTCGTACCACAAATTCAAATCGGTCACCATCTTCTTCCATGCCTTTTCGAAGTCGGTATCCGTGGGGGTGGCATTTTCGGAAACCACTGGCCGACATCGCCACGTAGCATCCGGGAAGGCGTTCACAATTCGCTTGGCGACATCCTGCCGTACGTACCGTCCCTTTAACATGGTCGGACTGAGATCGTGGGCATAGCCGGCGAGCTGGTACAGGTCTCGCGCCCCGCCGAAGGACTTACCCATGGTCTTAACCAACTCCGCCCGCGCAAACAGGGAGGCCGCATAGTTGGCACGGATGGCTTGGGAGATCTGGAAGATTCCCGGATCCACGTTGGTTGGACCGGGCTGCTGGGACTGGGACAACAAACGGGAACCCATGACTTGGAGAGTTCGGGAGGCCTCGTTGGCTTTCATCTCATTGTCGGACCGCCGCCGACTGGGTTTGATTGGAGTCACGTTGATCATTGGTGGGTTCCTTTATGGGAGGGGCATCACGAGAACTTGGTTGGTAAGATTGCCAACAATCCACAACAGGTTGGTCCCCGAGGCGGCCAGCCACAGGTTGGTTCCCATCTTCATTGTGACAGTACTTGGTAATGGGAAGCGGACGAGAGGCAGAGTCGAAAAAGCGGTCGGGCTGTTACTAACCGCCCAAACCCAGTTGGTATTGTCCTCACTGGATTGGCTGCTGAAAAACCAGCCGTTGTTGGGGGTCAATCCAGTCACCGCATACGTGATGCTGCTGTTCAAACCGGACACCCGACCGGGGATCAGTACTTTGTTGGCCCAATCATCATAGTTGGTCTGGGACTGCCGCCCCCAAACAAACCGAACGTACGGCAGCTGAGAATTGATATTGATCACCGTCGCCTGCAGGGTGGCAGTGGTGGCCGTAATCGAAACGGGGTTGAGGTTGGTGAGGGTGGCCGCGCGGGCGGCAAATCCCAATCCGAGGATCATGAGGGCGCTGAGGAACTTCTTCATTGGCGTGTCTCCTTGTCTTTCTATTTGTTGTTTGTTGATTGACTGCGAAATTGTCTAACGGCTGGACCACCCACCCGCCTTGGCGTAGGCGCGGGACAGGGCACTAAATGCCATGGACGCCCCGTCCACCTGATCCTTGAATTTGCCTTTGGGAAAGGAGCGGTGTTCTTCCAGAAATGCGCGGGTCCAATTCGGATTCTTGATCACTACCACGTTTTCCCATTCCACCTGAGTAGCGTAGGGCTCCGCCCGAATCTCTTTACTGCCGGTGACCCGATCAATCCGTACCGTATATCCAACCAGACCACGGACAGTTCCTTCCGCGCTCTCTTTCCCACCACTCCCCGGCTCCTGCTCCACGTAGATGATTACTTCTTTGCCGTCCTGTTGGGCGGTCTGGCGAATAATGGTCTCCCGCTTACCGGCACTCCACTGGCCCCGAATCACATCATGGACCACGTACTTGAAAGCCGGCCGACCCATGGTATCCAACCCCGCCTCGTAACGGGACATGAGCACCCCGGCGGTGTAGGCTCCACCATCCGTCGTGCCGGCTTTATCCCACGCCCGTACGGTTCGCAACCGCTTCCATGCCGCTGGTACCACATCCGCCTCAATAAACTTGGAAAACATTCCCCCGGTCCGGGGCGCGGGGCGCTGTTGTAACTGACCAGCCGCCGCGTAGGCGCTCATGCTCTGCTCGAGTTCCTTGAGCTGCTTGTCCCCGTACTGCTCCGGCCAAAGTGGCTCCCCTTCAGTGGTGCGCGGGTCTTTGAAATTGAGGGCCGTGTGGCTATTATGTTCCCCTTCAAATCGGGCAGGCAGGCACAAATGGGACCACTCATGGTTGGCGTCGGTCTCCAGAATGTGACCGGATAAATCCGCCTCGTGGACCCGCTGCATGATCACCACCTTGACACCGGTCTTGGGATTATTGAGGCGGGAGGCCATAACTTCATCCCACCACATGAGTACGGAATTGCGGGCGGCATCTGACTCCCCCTCCCTAACGTTATGAGCATCGTCACAATTGTGAACCAATACCCCACTGGCAAAAAAGTTGTGGTTCTTGATCACCTGCAAATTGTAGGTACTCGAAACAGTTCCTACTTTCCGTACCGACTTTACCCGTATCAATTGCATACTTCGATTGCTCCCTTCGCCAGTGCTAAAGTAAAGTGACGAGCTTCCCGCCCAGTAGCTATCAAATCATAAGTGGTAACGGAAGTCGGGAGAGAAGTCCAACTGTTGTAGCAGTTGTTATCCCAACGAAAAGGATTTATGTCCTTTACCTTTCGAAATACAAGACCGTGCCACTTGGACATTTTCTCTGCAATCTGAACCCGTTGGTGGGGATCGGACATTTGTAATTTTGTAGCCCGAGACTTGGCCGCTTTCATTTCTGATGTATTTTGAACTTTGATCTGAATTGCAGATAAACGAACTCTCACAGAATACTTGGTCACCCCGACATATACTTTACTGTTAGGAAAAACCAGCAGGTAAACCTTCCAAACTGTCAGCGAAGTACTCATTCCTCCACCCTACAAATATCACTACTCAACAATTCCCCCGCCGGTACATAACCACGGTTCTCCGTCCAAATTGGATGGTCAGTGGTACATCGTAGTTTTCTCCCATCCTCCAATTCAATCTCCACAATCTCCTTCCCTGCATTCTGCTGGAACACTTCAACTTCTTGTAACTCCCTTTGCCCAACGACATGATCAAAAGACCAGACTCGAACAGGAGAACCTGAAACAACCAAATCCCCGATCTTACGCAATCCCTCTTCTGTAGAAATCATTTCGTCATAAGGTAGACATACTATTGCATCACCACCTTCACCGGTATTGGCTCCATCCACGCTGGTGGCCAACCGGTACCCATTCATGTTGTTCTCAAACCGTCCTTTCACATTCTGGTCGCCTGCCAGATCGAAAGCCGGGACGAAAGTCTTGACCAGAGTTTGGTAGCGGGGGGATTGAATAATGCGACGACACTTTACACTATCCCGAATACTGAGGGCTGAGGCGTAGGACGAAAAGAGAAACTGGTAGTGGGGATTATTGAGCCAATGCCACGCCGGCCAGAAGACAGACAGGGCCAGCGATTTACCATGGCGAGGAGGCATATTGATCAAAAGCCGTCGAATCTTCCCTTCGGAAACAGCCTGCAGGTGGTCGCAAATGGCGTGCAGATGCCAGCCGTCCACAAATGGCTGGGATTCCACGATCGACCAAAAGGACTTCACAAATCGGTGCAGGGAGCGGCGACACATCTCCGCTTCCACCATCTGCTGGTCAAACAAGGAGGTGATCAGCCCGAGGTACTGCGGGGACAGGAATGGGCGGGTTCCCTTCTCGGGTTTGGGACTGGCGATCACAAAACTTCCTCCTCCACTGGGTCGGCGGGCTTGACCACCTTCGCCGGCTTGACCTGTGGCATCCCGTTTCCCAGCCGGGGCGCGTCCCCGTTTTCCGGTACCGTCAGGATGGTACTGGAAATGCTCTCCAGCACCTTCAGCTGGTCGTCCGTCAACTGGCGTAGCACATTTACATTCAAAATCTTGGTCTCGGTCTGGTTGTTCACATTGACCGA